ATCCAAATAGTTTTAAAATACTATTGTCGTCTGCCATTATATTTTCCTATTTCTAAGTTCCCTTCGGTATAAGAGACGGGGAATAACCCCGTCCCTATTCATATACTTATAATCAGATTAACTATAACTAATTAAGAAGTTGTTCCTGATTCCCAATACTGGATTTGGAATTCAACACCGAACTCTTCAATTGTATCATTCGTTTCATACGAAAGGTCAATTGCAGTTATTGATGTTGGGAAACAACCTCTGAAGTTGTATGTCTTCAAAGTAGAACCGTCTTTATCTAACTGTTCAACGATAAGGTCTGCCTGATAATCAACAGGGTTTGTGATACCTGTGTTAGCAGTGTGACCATTCATACCATTCATCCATCTTTCCATTGCGTTACGAACTTTAAAGTCTGTATCGTTAATGATAGTTGGTGCCCAAGGTTCAAATACTCTATCTCCTGCCATCTGTAGTGTTCTACCACGGAATGGAACAGGGATTGGAGAGATATTTGATGCAGGGAGTTGAGCAGCCTTACATAAGAAGGAAGTGAGTTCTACATCACCACCTGCATATGCAGGGAAGTTAACAGTTGCTTTGAAGAGATTGGGACGTGCACCCCCACCTCTGAGTTTGGACTTAAAGTCATCTACGCCTAATATTGCCATTGTCTATATCTCCTTAAACCGTGCCAACGACTTCTTCAAACTCGACACCTGTTCTAACAGCAACAAAGTTAAGTGTTACATAGTTGATTGAGTGTGATGGTTTGATGAAGATGTTTGCAACAAATTTGTTTGCCTCTACGACACTAGGAGGATTATTGGTTGAATCGCATATTACTTTAAAGTCTGTAAGTCCACGACGACCTTTAATCTCACGTAGGAATGGTTCTACAATGTTCACGAACTCTGCACGAGTAAACTCGTCATTGAATTCAAACATTAAGTTTCTTCCTGCCGCACCTATTGCGCGTTCTATACCCAAGAACAATCTACGAACATTTATTCTGTCGAATGCTGTTGGTCTTGAAGCATTTGTTTTATCACCGAACAACATAACTCCTTCGCCAGGAATATTTGCTATTGGGTTGATACCTACTTTGTATAACGCATCTCTCTCTGTCTTAGTTGGAGAAAGAATGATATCTGTTATTCCGAGATATCTACCACGTCTTGAACCTGCAGGTGAGAACCAACGTGCCGCAACTAAGTCTGTTGCCGCCATAAGTCCTGCGGTTGATGAAGCGGCAGGTATCCTGATGTACTTATCGTTATACTTGTCATATACTTTTAAGAAGTTATTGTCTTGTACGAAGTATGTTGACTTGGTGTATGTGTTGTTACATGCTAGAACTGCGGCATTTGTACCTGTTGTTACAACTGCAGTACGTGAAGGTGATGCAACTGCAACACAATCTTTACGTGCATCTGCAGTAGAGATAAGGTCATTTACAACTGTTGTTGCGTCTGATGTTGATACAGATTGTGGAGCAATTAAGAAATCTACTTCAATATTATCTACATCCTCAAACTTATCATATCCACGAAGAATATCGTCTGTTCCTAATGAAGATGATGTAACACCTCCAGAGAATGACCAGTCAGATTGTGAAGTTGCCCAAGGGTGTGTTGATTTGAAATCCTGTGTACCTTGAACAGCGTTTGTTCCCCAAAGAGTGCCAATAAGGTCAGATGTTCCTGCAGAAGAACCTGTGTGCCCTACTCCAGCATATACCCATGCAGACCTATTTTTTAATACGTCCTTGAAGTATATTGATGAACCTTCAGTATTCTTTGCGTTTTTAGCAACAGATAGATATGGGAATGTTTCTAGAACAGTTCCTGAAGTACCTGTGATGAGACCACCTTCGTCGATGACCGCAACATGGATTTCGTCATTCTTACCACCTAATGCGGATACGAATGAAGACGAAGCAGGTTTTGCGTCAAAGTGTGATTTATATGCCCAAGCATCAAAGTTTGTTGATGCATCATCATTGTCTGAACCGACTATAGAAACTTTAAGTGAGTTACCTATTGAACCTGGATATTTTGCAATGAATGCACCATCCGCAGAGTCGATAGATGCGTTTTCAAATGCGTCTAAAGTGTTGAGTGTTTGAGCAGTTAAACTTAGTGTTGAGTGTTGTCCTACGGCATTCTTTGCATCTGTATCTTGTTCACGAACAACAAACAGAGAGTTGGAATAACGTAAGAAATATGAGGCAGAATGAAAATCTACCGAGTTATCGTCTGTGGGTGCAGAGAATGCAGAAACAAGACCTGTCTCATCTGAGACTAATACTGGTTCGCCAACTGGACCCCATCCGAAATTCCCGACAAATGCACCAGTTGAAGTTTGAACATTAGGGACAGTTCCCGTTAGGTCAATTTCTTTAACTGTTACAGCAGGGGAAGCAGAGGGTGTAAAAAGTGCCATTACTTTTCCTTTATAGTTATCTAATTATAAGTTATCATAATACGTTTTTTGTTTCAATACTTCTATTTATACAAACAATATATTACAGATTACCATTCTTCTATGGGTTCCCAAGTCGTTTTATTATAAAACTCTCGGTCTACTTGTTGTTCTCCTTGGGGTATATCGTCAAGTCCATCATCGATATATCCGACAGGGGGAACGTCGTCTTCTATTGCCTTCATCCTTTTCGCAAACATCATCTCCTTTAGATTTATATCTGTCATATCTGAGAAGTATTGTGTTGATACAAAGTAACCGAACATCACGAGGTTCATCATCAAGTCATCGTGGTTACCATCCGACGCGGCATATGAGTTCTTCCTTGAGGTGAATGTGGATATCTCCAGTATCGTATGTTCGTCCACAATCTGTAGTTTGTTGTGTTCAAGGATATCTTTGATTGCGGTACACCCAAGTCTCTTCACCTTTCTATTCATTTCAATCCCGATACGGTCTGCTTTAATAACACTCTCCATATGAATGTTATCATATTCCATATCCTGATACAAACCATTACAAACTACTGTACCTTGGTCATTTGATTCTACGATTACGTATGCGTCATTGTAGAGTTTACCATACTTATATATAAGTGTAGGGAAGAGAAACGGAGATATATTATTATTGCGATAAACAGCAACCTGTGAAAAAGGTCTTTTGCTAATGTCGATTACCGTAAAGGTAGAAAAGTCCTGACCCCTTCCTTTCGCCACATCAACGGTCATGATATATTCGTGACCATTGACGGGTTCTTCATAGACCAATAGGTCGCCACCTTCTGCATATTTTTTAGGTGGTTTTGCGCGGAATGACAATAATGTCTCGGCATTAATGAGGGTATCGCCTGTACCAAAGAAGGTGTTACCAAACTCTTGATCAAACTGAAGTTTGGAAGTGTTCGCTATTGTCTGACGTTTCCATTCCTCATCCCTTCCTGGCACGTCATACCAGTTGACAGTAAACGGAATAAACTCATTCGTCTTTTGTACCGCACCTTCCCATATCTTATGATATGTATTACCGATACCATTTGCGGTAGAGGTTACAATCACCTTGGTATCCTTACCCGCAGAGATAACAGGATATGTAGAAGTATAAAATTCATTAGCACGTTCTACGAATGCAAATTCGTCTAGGAATAGTAGGTTCACTGACATACCACGAATAGAACTACCACTCGTAGCACTGGCAATGATACGAGAGTTATTACTAAATTCTATTGAACCTTTGTTGAGTGCTTTACATCCTGGTTGAAGAAAGAATGGTAAGTTTTCCAACATAAGTGTAACCCTACTTAACATCTCTCTTGCTGTTGCACCTTTGTTTGCGAGTACCGCAATAGTCTTCTCACTATGAAAACAAGCATACCATAATATGTATCCAACCGAACTGATTGACTTACCACTTTGTCTACAAGCAAGTATGACAGAAAAACGATTATTATTGAAGTGTTCGAACATCTTCTCTTGGTATGGATACAAGTCGAAAGGGACTAGTCCATCGTCAAGGGATATTACTTTAAGATATTTCTTACAGAAGTAAACAGGGTTTTTAGAACACTTGACGTATTCTTTTACTTCTTCTTCTGTAAAATTATGTTGGACACCATCACGTTTGACATTAATATTGCCAAGGTAGGTGTCACTTTTCGGATTCAACATCTATCACTTTACTTTCATTCTGTATCAGTCTCTGTAGGTCTGTTGTTGTTCCTACAAAAAGATTATTAGTTACTGTTT